AGTTTGATATTAGGAAACGTAATAGGAATATTTGATGGCTATCCCTTATGGAAAAATGATACCCGTTTCAATTGTTGTTTCGCCTGATAAGCGTGGGCGAACGGTTATTGAAACGCAGAACATGATGCAGGTGGGGAGACAACTTCGTAAAAGAGGTTGGACGCTTGCGCGTGAGATTTGGCTTGCACCTATTGGTTGGAAAGATTCAACAACCATTATTTTTCCTTTTGGTGCTTTGCAAGGTACGCCGATGTTTGGCTTTCGTTTTTACGATGTGAACAGTGAGCGCAATGTTGTGATTTGTACGAATCGAAATGATGAAGGCGGTAAGAAGATGGCTGAGATTCAGATTCGTAATTTGGGCTGGAAGTTGTTTCGTGGTCAGTGGAAGGCTCCATAAACTATGCCTTTTATTCAGAAGCCGAAGTTTGAATTATCTGAGGAATATGCACAGCTTGCGCTTGGGTTGGATTTGCCCGAAGTGGAGTTGGAAGGTATTTCTGTAGATGTGGCTCGCCAGATTTCAGAGGCGGCAAATTCTGCTTTACGGGTTTTGAAAGGGACTACCAACCAGCCTGCATGGTTTGAGCGTTTTGAAATGTTGACATTGGGTGGCTGGGCTTGGAGACAAGCTTGTTACATTGCTTGGGCATCGATGCCGAAAGATGGTCGTGACCCTGAGAGCCAAGAAGTTTTGGCAAAGAAATACTTGGGCTTGAGTAGTGATCGTGCAATTAGCACGTGGCGCAAGAAGAACCCTGCGATTGATTCGATGATTGCGATCTTGCAATCTGCTGAATTGTGGGAGCACCGTGCAGATAGTTTTAAGAATTTGATTAGTGGAATGAAGAAGGCGGGTGAAGATTATAAGTTTTTTAATCATTTGAAATTATTTATGGAAATGAGCGGTGATTATGTGCCGTTAAATCAAGTGATTGCTACTTTGAAGCGTAAAGCTGATGGTGGGGCACATGAAGTTGAAGAAGATACTTTGAATGACTTGGCAGAAGGTGCGGCAGAGTTAGAGGAAATGACTCAGGTTCAAACTCTTCCTGTTTCTGATAAGGAAAGCACTGATGTACAAGATGAAGTTGAGGATGAAGAATAATGCTTCCTTCGACGCAATTGATGATGACACCGCGCGAGGCGCGAGATGAAAAGGATTTACGCAAAGCGGCGCGTAAAAACTTTTTGGCTTTTTGTCAGTATGTGGACCCGCGTTATGAAACACCCGCTCACATTCGACTGCTTGCGGCTAAGTTGCAACAAGTGGCTTTGTATATTGCGAGTGGTGGTCAAAAAGGAATTGGACGTTTGATGATCTTGATGCCGCCTCAACATGGCAAGAGCCAAATAGCAAGCCGCCTTTTCCCTGCTTGGTTATTGGGATTGTTACCAGATAGCCGTGTGATTTTGACTTCTTATGGTGAAAGCTTGGCTGGTACTCATAGCCGATTTATTCGTGATCAGATTACTACAGAAGAATATCAGGCAATCTTTGGGAAGAAGAGCAACAAGATGATGCCTGTTGAATTGAGCAGTGATTCACGCTCGACTGAAAGTTGGGATTTGGCAAAGCCTTATCGTGGTGGCGTGAAGGCGGCAGGTGTGGGCGGCGGTATCACTGGTTTGCCTGCTCATTTGTTTATTGTGGATGACCCGCTAAAGAACAGGGAAGAAGCTGAAAGCGAATCGAGGCGTGAAGTTGTAGATGATTGGTACAAGAGTTCGAGCCGTACTCGTTTGAGACCAAATGCCGCAGTGGTGATTTTTCACACGCGCTGGCACCCTGATGATTTAGCAGGACGTTTGATGCAACGCATGGTGAGTAATCCTTTGGCAAGTCAATTTGAAATTGTTTGTATGCCTGGGGTTGCGTTGGATAAATATCCCGCTGATGAGAAAGAACAACGCAAGAAAATGCGTGACGGTGTTTATGTACCTTTACGTGATCCATTAGGTCGTAAAGCTGGTGAGGCTCTTTGCCCGCAATGGTATGACGAAACTTATTTGTTATCAACAAAGGCTGATGTTGGTCTTTATGATTTTGAAGCACTGTATCAACAATCTCCTTTTTCGCGTGAAGGCAATATGTTTAAGAGAGATTGGTTTACGAAGGTTCCTAATGGACCTGGTGCAAATGTTTGGATGCGTGTGCGTTCATGGGATAAAGCGGCAACGCCTGGTGGTGGTGCTCGGTCTGCTGGTGTGAAGATGAGCTGGGGGTTGGATGGCTTTATTTATATCGAGCATGTTTATAAGGATCAAGTGAGTTCTGCGGAGCGTGACCAGAAGATGGTTGAAATTGGCAAAGAAGATTATCGCCATGATGGACCGTTTTTGATATTTCATCCGCAAGACCCAGGCTCTGCTGGGTTGGACAGTGCAAAAGCTACCAATGGTTTGCTTGCAGAAAATGGTTTGACTGGTTTGTATGAGCAAGTGACCGGTGACAAAGTAACCAATGCGGGTCCGCTTGCGACGATGGCACAAGCTGGGCGTGTGCGGCTTGTTGAAGGTGAATGGAATGATGAATATTTAGATGAGATGGCGGCGTTCCCAAAGGGACGCTTTAAAGATCAGGTTGACGGGTCTTCCTCTGGTTACAACAAGATGCGTGAGATTGTTGAAATCTTGAAGGAACAAGAAGAAGACGATGATGTGATTTATGAGGAGCGGGTGAATATATCACCTGTTTGACTCTATTTTACCGGTGGTTTCGATACGAGCGGGAAAGCACCGCTCTACTCAACCACCAATGTAATTGAGGTAAAGGTATCTAATGACTGGCAGAGTTACGAAAACACAATTGGTAGAGATGCAGGAAACACTTTTGCAGGAATTGCAGACGAGCAATTTCAATAATGAGGTGTTGTCTGAGCGCATGGCTGATTTAGAGCTTGCGTTGGAAGATGCCAATTGGATGCGGTTGATGATGGAGGGGCAACAGGAATTTTCGCGTGATGGGTTGCAAAAGATTGTTGAATTGGCGCGCATGATGTACATCAAAAACCCGATCATTAAACGTGGTGTGATGGTGCGTGCGCTTTACATTTGGGCACAAGGTATCAATGTTAAATATAAAAATCCTGATTTGAATAAAGTGTTGCAGGATTTTTGGGATGACGCAAAGAACCGTGCAGAGTTGACGAGTCATCAAGCACAGATGATGAAGCAGGTGGATATAGAGGTTGAAAGTAATTTATTTTTTGTTTTCTTTACTCGCCCTACGGATGGACGTGTGCGTGTGCGTACTTTGCCGTTTGATGAAGTTGTTGAAATTATCAGTGATCCACAAGACTCGAAGACACCGTGGTATTACGTGCGCCGATGGACTGAGCAAGGGATTGCTACGAATGGAAGACGTTATACAAAAACACAAAAGGCGTGTTACCCCGATTGGAATTACAAGCCGAAGACAAAATTAACAAGCGTTAGTGGAATGAATATTAAATGGGATGTGCCTGTTTATCACGTTAAGACGGGCGGCATGTCTAATTGGAAGTTTGGGGTGAGCCGTATTTACGCCGCGATTGATTGGGCACGTGCTTATAAAGAATTTCTTGAAGATGTTGCTTCACTGATGCGGGCTTATAGCCGTTTTGCTTGGAAGCGTGTGACGAAAGGTGGCAAGAAAGCGATTGCTGCTGAGAAGGCAAAGATGGCAAGTACATTGGCATCGAGTGGTGGAAATGTTGAAACCAACCCAGCACCTGTGACAGGTGCGATGGCGATTTTGGGTGAAGGTACTGATTTGCAACCCATGCAATTACGTGGTGCGGCAATCTCTGCTGAAGACGGGCGCAGGTTTTTGTTGATGGCGGCGGCTGGTTTGGATTTGCCAGAGACTTATTTCGGTGATGTATCTGTTGGGACATTTGCAACTGCAAAGACGATGGATAGACCGACTGAGCTTGGAATGAAAGAGGGACAAACATTTTGGACGGATGTCTTTAGACAGATATTTGATTTCGTTATGTTGCAAGCGATGAAAGCTACCACTAGTCCAATTAAAAAACTTGGAAGTGTTGAAAAGATTGAAGATGATGGCGTGTTTGATGAAAAGGTTTTGTGGAATACGGGCGTGAACACGATGATTGATATTGACTTTCCGCCGATTCTTGAACGAGATGTTCAAACTGCGGTGCAGGCGGTGATTACTGCGTTGACTTTGAATGGACAAGAACTGCGTTTGCTGGATGACCAAACTGCAACTCGTTTGATTTTGAAAGCGATGGGCGAAGATGATGTTGATGAAATTATGGCTGAGTTGTTTCCTGATGGTGAGACGATGCCTGCTGGGAAGGGACAGCCTACCGCTACGCCAAGTGAAGCGCGTGTAAAGGAAGCGGCAAGGAAACTGGCTGAGGCGATCATCGAAGAACGCGGAATGCAGAAGGTGGAAGGCAGAAGGCAGAATGCAGATGGTGGAATGCAGACGACAGATGGTGGAGGGGAAGATGAATAGTGATTCGTTGTCGGTGATTGGTGAGTTGACTGATGATTTATTGGAAGCGGTTTCGCGTGCTAGTGGACGCAAGAAGATGGAGCGATTGATTCATCCATTAGAGATTGATTTACGTAAGGCGTTTCGTAAACAAGGAAGTTTGTTGGCAAGTAAATTACGACAGGTAAAACGGTTTTTTACTGAAGGTGGTGATCCTTTCAAACAACATAACGCTTGGCTGAATTTGAAATTCAATGAAGCTTTGCCGCCTGATGAATTTAATATGATTTGGGCGCAGGTGCAGATTGAGACCGTGAAGTTATTTTCTGTGCCTTTGGATGCGGCAGTGACGAAGGCTCTTGAATTGGGTGGGATTGCGATGTTGGGTGAGGTTGGTATTAAGGTGCGCTTTGACTTGGCGAACCCACGTGCCGTAGATTATTTGACAGATTATGGTGCTGAGTTAGTAAAAAAAATTGATGAGACTACAAAAAGTATTTTGCAGACATTGATTACGCAGGCTGGTGAAGAAGGCTGGTCTTATAAGCGAACTGCTGAGGCAATTATTGAACGGTTTGAAGAATTTGGAATTGGAAAGCCGCAAGAGCATATTGATAGTCGTGCTCATTTGATTGCTGTGACTGAGACTGGTAATGCTTTTGAAGAAGGTAACCGCATTGTGGTGAAGAATTTGCAAGATGCTGGCATTGAGATGGAAAAGAGTTGGTCTACGGTTGGGGATGGCAAGGTAAGTGATGGATGTGTTGCGAATGAGGCGGATGGTTGGATTGGAGTTGACCAGCCGCATACAAGTGGACATCAGCGACCGTTGCGATTTCCTGGTTGTAGGTGTGAAGAACGGTATCGAAGGAAGAAGTAATTGGAAGGCAGAAAGCAGAAGGCAGAATATGGAAAAGATAAGGATGAATTATGAAAAATCCAATACAAAAATTTCTTGATTATTTTGAATCACTTCGTAATGGTGGGAGTGGTTTGCCATTGCAGGAGAAATCTAACTTGGCGGAGTGGTTGGAAAGCCGTTTGCATTTGTCTTTGACGAGTATTGCAGATGAGATGTTTGGCAGTGGCACTGTGACTCGTGATGAGCGAAAGATTTTGAGCGGTGCGATTGGTGCGGCTTTGGATGTGTATCACCAGTTTGTGGTGGATAACGCTCCGCAGTTGTTTGAACGTAGACCGTGGGAAGAAGCACCTGCTGAAAACACTTCACCTGTTGCTGAGGGTGCTTTGAATGCTGGTTTCGATATGAGCGGGAAGAACACCCGCTCTACTCAACCAGCGAATGCTGATATTGAGTTAGTAGAGAGTGGCGATGGGATGTTTATGCCGTTGATTGAAAAGGCTGTGCGGCGGGATGGAACGATTCCGATCAAGGTTATTAAGCCTGGTTGGGGTTCGAGTGGCTATTACTCTGCCGAGGTGCTTGAGCGTGATGGTCCGAAGATATTCCCGAAGGGAACGAAGATGTATTGGAATCATCAAACACCGACTGAAGAGGCGGAAAGACCTGAAGGTGATTTGAATCATCTTGCGGCGGAGTTTGTGACTGATGCAAAGTATCAGGCTAACGGCGCGGCGGGAGCGGGTTTGTATGCGGATGCAAAAGTTTTCGAGGCTTATAAAAATCCTGTTGATGAGCTTGCAAAGAGTATTGGTGTGAGTATTCGTGCATTTGGAAA